GTTGAAGCTACCACCTGTTGGGGTAGCAGGGGCGCTTGCAGCGCGCTTGAAAACAACCGCTTGATAGGTCGATTTGCCGGGTGTTCCCGGTGCGCCGTCAGCACCGTCTTGGCCCGGTGCGCCGTCTGCGCCATTCTCGACAAGTTTCTCTGGCGTCGACCATGTCAGGCTATTGTCGACGCCTGTCACGCCCGTCACGGACGCGCTGGCGAGGCTCACATAGAGCGGATCGTTGCCTGCAGGAACCGTCCCAGACCAGCCCGAAGGAGCCGTTAGCGCCTTCGTGCCGAAGTCGAAGCTGCCGCCAGTTGGCGTCGTTGGCGCTGTTGCAGCGCGGCGGTAGATCATGAGCTGCGCGACAGACAGACCAGGATCGCCATCGACGCCATCCGCCCCGTCGATGCCGTTGACGCCGGGCGTCCCGTCGACACCACCGACACCTGCCCGTGCTTTGGTCAGCGTAAAGCGCCGCGTCACATTATCGAAGCCTGCTTTGCTGGCCGTTATGTCGAGATAGGCGCTGTCAACGGTCATCCCGGTGACGGTGATTGTGTTTCCAGTCAGCGTGTGCGTGATACCCGCGCCGCTCGCCGCGACGGATAGCGTCCAGTTTGCCGTATCATCGGATGCGCCAATGTAGATCTGCACATCGGTTTCCGCGCCCGCCAGAACAGGGTTTGACCCGTCTGCATCGGCGGCGATCGTGTGCGCCTCGTTGATATCTGCAAAAGCAGAATGCGGCGTGTACGTGAAGCTCGTGCTGGTGCCGTTCTGCTGGCTAACCCCGTCAACGAGGAAATTGTAGTACGGCGTGTCGATGTTCACGCTTTCCGCCGTGAACGCCACCGTCGCCGGAGCCGGGTTTGCGCCGGACTGGTCGTATGTGATCAGCTGGACGTCGTGGTTCAGCTTGGCGACCTGCGACGACCCTGTCACCAGATCAGCGAGCCCGGTTGATAGATCCTCTATCACAATCGGCGCGGCTTGAAGCGCAATGACCTCCCATTGCGACCACTCAAACAGGCCTTCACGGTCCACGATCAACCGCACAGCGAACGTATCGCCCGGCACGATTGCGCCCGAGCTGATGGTAAACGACGTGTCGCCGTCCTCGATCTGCACCGTGCCCGCATCAACCGAAGCGCCGGTCCCGCTGTCCTGACGGACCTGGTACGCTACGCGGCCAATGTCGTCGGGCAGCCCTGAGACCTCAATCGCAGGGCGCTTGCGGCTGCCGTCCTGCGCAGTGATCGTGGTGCTGGTCAGCGACCAGCCCGACAGCACGTAATCAGCGGGCAGCGTGGGCGCGCTTTGATAGTCGATCGCGACCTCATCCGCCGGATCCCAATCATAGTCTGCCGGGTCACGCTCGCGCACCACAAATTGCGTAATCAGCGACCGCAGGTCTACCTGCTTGCGCTCGATCTGGAAGACCTTGTCCGTGTATCCGTTGTGATCCGACGTCCAACTAACGGTGGCGAGCGGCGGTATGTGCGCCGCGTCCGGCGGAAGCGCGAGAGTGTGGACGCGGAAGCGCCGAGCATCGCGGACGAAGGCATAGCCCAGCCGGGCGGCCTGGCGGGCGTTGTGCACCGCAGGCATGGCCACCGTTTCCTGGAACAGCTCGCCCCCGTCATCGGCCTGCGCATCAGCGTCGATGATCTCGGGCGCGTCTTTCTGCTCCCAGTTTTCCAGCGGCTCGGGATAGCTAATCTGCACGGAGTTGACGGTGTCCGCGCGGCCCGGGAAAGGATTGTAATCGTCGGGCTCGGTGACGATCAGGTCGTCGTCGCTGAAGAAATACGTCGGCAGCGCCGGAGCACCGACCTGAATATACCACGTCCCGCCCTCTTCCGCGAGATCACCGGAGCACGACGCCAGCAGATCTTCGATGATCCGCGCGGGCTCATCGTCGGCCACGCGGACCTCGATGCCGGCCTCGTATTGCTTTTCGGTGCCGCCGTCCCAGTTGGAGACGCTGACATCGCACTCGTTCATCGCTGCCGACCAGGTATCAAGCGGCAGGTCTTCCTCTTCCGCGATGCCACCCCAGACCTTGCCTGTGTCGAGCGTGATCCCCCGCAGAATGTTGTAGATCATCACTGCCGGGTTGGTGGTCTGCTCCCACGTTGAGGGGTCGTTCCAGCGGTGCGCGCCGCTGCCGCCGATCGATGTATCCTTGCGCGGGTCATAGAGCGGCAGGCCAAGCACCTGGAACCGCAGAGACGGCAAACCGGACCAGACCTCTTGCGTGCCCGAAGGCATGTAAAAGTGGCCCACAAAAATGAGGCGCCCTGTCCCGACCATGTCGTCAAGCCAGGGGTAATCCGGATCGAGGCCATACTCATCGGTGTCGCCGCCTTGCGTGGCCGGATCGGTGCCATAGGCCCGCAACAAATAGGGATCGACTACAGACGGGTCATCGATAATGCGATACACCGCCGCGCCCTTAAAGCCTGTGATTTCCTTGAGAAGACTATCCCAGCCAGATGTGCCAGACGCCGTTTGTGTAAGCGTTGCCTCTTCGCCCGAGATATACACCTTCTCAATCGTCTGTCCGGTGGGTCCGAGATCGACGACCATATTAAGCCGCTTGCGGCGGTCATTCGTCGGCCAGGACAAAGGCGGCGCGACCAGCATGCCGCCCGTCGCGTAGCGACCAAGGATGAAGCTCTCAGAGTTTACACCTCCCGTCATCGTGATCGATGACTTCAGACCGCCCATATCGTCCGGCGTCTGCATTTTGGCTTTCGTGATCGCCGACAAGACCAGGCCTGCTCCGATCCGGATCAGAGCCTGCGTCAGCAGTGGCAACGCTTTGAATGCCGTCGCCAGCGACGTGATCGCAGTCGTCACCGGATCAGCGGCCGCAGGCGCAGAGAAGGCCAACAGCGCGGCAAGGCTCCAAAGCAGGATCTTCATACGCGGAAGGCCTTCGTCGCAGCCGTAAGGGGGCGTGTGCCCAGCCCATCGAGGCGCAGCACGTAAATGCAGGCGCCCTGGACGACGCCGAGCGCCTGCTCTCCGTCTTCCTCGACAACAGCGAGATCGCCAATCTGCGCCATGAGAGGCGGGATTTCAGCAAAGAGGCTCGCAGCCAGCGCCACGTGATCCCCGAAGCCCTGCTCTTGCAGGAGCGCTTTGCCGTCCTCGATCGTGCGGTATTGCCCGCGCAGGTCGGCCGCATAATCGCGGCCCGTCATCGCGGCGACGGCACCGGCCGCGAACAGTGCGCAATCATGGTGCCCGGGCCTGAACGGCATGCGTGCGGCCTGCTGCACATACGCGCGCAGGGCTTTTAACCGGTCTTGCTGTCTCATCGCTTTTTCTTCTGTCCCCAATAGACCGGCACAGATCCCGACACGTCCGCGTATCGGTAGATGCGGTCGCTGGTGCGTGCCTTCTGGGCCTCGTCGGACCGCAGAAGGTGCAGCTTGCGCGTCAGCGCCCGAGACGAAGACGCCATCTGCACCGCTAGGGCGGTCGTGCCGTCCTTGGGCCCGCGAACCTCGCGCATGCTGTCGATCCACCCCTTAAACACACGCGTCGTGTCGACAAGCGCGTTAGTATCCGGGTTGAACCGCGCCAAGTGAACCTCGATCGGCGCGTTGCGCGCGTCATAGCCGCGAAGCACCTGTTCTACCTCGGGCGTCAGCACGTTTAGGCTGGCTTCTTGCAGCTGCACGTTGACACCGCTTTGCGAGACGATCTGCGGCATTTCGAGCACGGGCCCCGCGCCCGCGTAGCTGCGCGCAACGCCGCCGATCGTAAAGCTGCGATCGTCAATACCGGTCCAGAAGCCCGCCGTCTCGGTCGCGCCATTCGTGCGGTTCTTGGCCTCGATCCAGATCAGCACGTCGATCGAGAGATCGCCGCGTGTGACTGTCGGAAAACTCATCGGAGCGTCTGCCGCCAAGCGAAGGACGCCGCACTGTCAAACGTGCGGCCCCGCATGACCCCATTAAAACTGTTGGGCACCAACACTGCTTTGCAAAGAGGCTTCTCAAGCGAAACCGCATCGCCATTGCCAATCGCATCGGGCAACATGGGCGTCAGCTCAACGGTGCCAGATCCGCCCGTAAGCGTGGCCCCGACAACGACGCGACCAAGAAAATATCGCGTGGGCGAACCGTAGCTAATTGATACATGGTCGCCGGCGGTCAGCACGTAGCCCGACGGCGCGCCCGTCAGCGTCACGTCGCGTCGGTTTGCGTTTACAGAGCTCACAGTCACCGTCGCGGCGCCAAGCGTCGCTCCGGTAGGATCGGACTGCGGATAAGCGCGATGACGATCATATGCCAGGAACGAGGCCCCAGGCATTGCGATAAGATCGAGCAAGGCAACGGCCTGATCTTGTGCGTTCCGGTTGCGCGCAGGCAGCATGAACTCCCCCTCCCACAAACGCACTCCACGCCTTGCTACAAGGATTTCGCCACCGGCCGTTTCGGCCATCGTGGTCGCCGACGGCAAGTGAAAGGACCAGCTCAGCGGGCACAACTTGTCCCAGAAGTCGGCGAGACCGAGAGGAAACGATAGCGCCATCAGGCAGGCCTCCGGCGCGGGTCAGATTGGATCTGTGTCATCCTTGATGGGAGGGCCTTGTCGGCCTGTCCGACCGCTCGCGCGGCCACACGACCACTCACTCGCTCGATAACCGGCACCAGGTTGCCGCTACGGTCCATCGCAATGCGAACATCCACCTCGCCACCAGATCCGCCCGTGGTCGATGCGGCGCGCAAAGCTTGCTGCGCCTGCGCGACATTCAAGACGCCCCCCGATTGTGAAGGCACGAATATCTCGGAATTGGGGGTGTTTTCGTTGACAAGGTAAGGCGTACCAGCACGAGCAGGACCACCACCCGCACGACCACCACCCAACAAGTTTAAGAAGCCGCCTAGAAGCGAACCGCCGCCAGACTTTTGATCGGCAAGGCCAAATGTCTCCAAGAGCAGAGAACGGATGCCGCTTGCCACAAGATCGCGAGCAATGCGATTAAACACGGCTTTGAGCGCTTCACCCATGTTCTCGCCATTGACGATCGCGTCGGCCATTGCCCCCGAAACGTCCTCAATGGCTGTGATGAGCGCGCCAAACTCCGCATCTTGCAACTCATCATCGATCTGCGCCATCGCCGCAGCATATTGAGCCGCATCCAACTCGCCCTGCGCATAAAGCGCATTGATGTCCGCCATCTGCCGCTCGTGCTTTTCCTGCGCAGTCTCAAGACTACGAAGGATACGATCTCGCTCGGAAAGTAGCCTATTCTGCTCTTTCTCTGCTTCGGACGCACCGCCTCCGCGCGCACCGCCATGCCTTGTCTTTGGCGGCGTAAGGTCGACAGGGGCCTGCCGCTGCGGCCTGTTCTCGAGATTACCAAAACCGAGCCGCGAAAAGCCGGGCAACATCGGGTCGTCAGTGGTTGAACCGTCAGTCCCGAATGAAAGCCCCTGCGAACCCAAAGAAGATCCACCAATCCCTGCGGCGGCGTTGAGTGCGTTGTTGTATCGAATAGCCTCATCCGCAGCGAGGCCGATCTGCGCCGCCAGGAATGCGGCTTGCGCGTTGATGCTTCCCATGTCGATACCGGCCAACTCGCCCTTGAGGCGGGCGCCCTCATTGGCCGCATCGATCATTTCATCAACCAGCTCTGCGGCTTCTCCGTGGCCTTGCTCGATAAGAGCCGTGACAAGATCAAGCTCGGCTTGCTGTTCGCGGATTGAGAGGACAAGTGCCTCGTTGTCTGCCAAAACCTGCTCGGTGATCTCCGCCCGGCGGCGCTCGATAGCGCCTTGCGCTCTCAGGTTTGGGTCATCGCTCAAGGTCGCCGTGGCCCGAGCCAACAAGGCATCGAGCTCCCCGTTCTTGTCGGCCAACTCAGCCTCAAGACGGCGCAGGTCCTGTTGCAGCTGCACTTGCTGGAGCTTGAATAGTTCCTGGCGCGCTGCGGCTTCCAAGCGGAGGCTTTCCAGGATTTCCGGGGTCACTTCGCTTTGCGCCTGTCCGCTCAGACGGATTGCGGCGGTGTAACGATCCTGAGCTTCACGTGCGCGGTTGAGCAAGCTTTCGGCAGAGCTGTAAGTGCCTTGGATATCAAGTTCACCAAGCGCTTCTTCGGCTCCAAATGCGCCTTGTGCAACGCCATAGAGAACCGGAATGAGAGCGCCAACCGCGATGCCGAGCGCGCCAAAACCAAGCGCGAGGTCGGGCGCCTGGACAGCGAGCGCCTGAAGGTAGTTTCCGGTCGCGGCCCCTTGCTGCGCTACCTGCGAAAGCTGCATCGACGCTTGGCGCAATCCGCCACTGGCCATGCGAGAGGCGCCTCGATCGACACGTGTAAAGCCCGATACGGTTCGGTCATTTGATCGCTTAAAAGCGGTCTCTTGCCGCCGAGCGCTCTTGAGCGCGTTGGCCTCAATGCGCTTCAAGGCGGCCACATATTGCTTTTCCGTAAGACCGAGTTCGATGAGAAGCGCGTCTTCGGGCGTTTGATCTACCATCACATAATTCCCAGGTCGCGCATGCGGTCTTCGCTCATGCCGTCACCGCCGCTTTCCGTTTTCTTGCCGCTATGCGCTGCCTCGTAGCCGTCCAGGCAAGCGAGAAACTCCCAAACGCTCATGCGGTCAATTTGCTCGGGCGCAAAACCGATTACGGCCCCGTTCCCGTAGAACTTGGAGAACCGCCATTTTCCGGGGCTGTCTCCATCGCCCCCTCGGGCTTTCCCACGGGGTCGTCTCCCGGACCAAGAAGGGCGTGGAACAAGATCGAGATTGCGGCCAGCTTGAACTGGGCTTTTGGGTGCAGCTCAAACACCTCCATCACGCGCGCTGTGGCTGCTTCGAGGGTCATTCCCTCTCCGCCCACCAGGCCAAAGCGAATTGGCTGGATAAGGTCGTCGACGCGCCACGTGCCTGTGCGAAGCCGGTTCAGGATTTCCTCTGGTCCACTGTCCCGAGCGTCCTGCAGCCCGCGCAATTCACCGATGCGGAGGGCGAACTTGTGCGCGCCCCCCGGCCAGATCAGTTCAATCGGCTGCATTAGACCGGCACAGCCGTCGTATCCGGCACGCCATCGAACTGGATCTCGATCTCGGCAGTGACCTTCTGACCTTTGGTTCGGCTGTTATTCAGCGTGACCAAAAGCGCCGGGCCTGTTTCTTCGTAGAAGTCCCCGGCTGTGCCGTTGTTTTCGACGTTCGCGTTGCGCAGGCGGGCGTTCAGTGTCGCGCCTGAGCGCCACCACGTCATCATGTTCTGATGGCTTTGCCGAGCCCATACACCTGTTCCCGATATTGTGACCTCTTGCGAGCGAACCTGACGCTCGAGTGCCATCGGCAAGCTTTCGTCATCACAATCGGGAACCTCGGTCGTATCGACGTTTGAACTGCGATTAATCGTCAGATCGGTGATCCCGCAAATCGCGGTATAGGTCCCGCTTGCAGGGGTATGCTCAACTTCGAGGATGAATTCCTCGAACTTTGCTGTTTGCGCGCGCGCCATGATTTAGGCTCCATCGTTGGGAATAGGTGCGCCTCACGGCGGACCGGTCCTGCCCTTGCCCAAGGGGCGGGATATGGGCTCAGGCCTTGTTGGCCTTTTTGATGCCACGCTTGAGTGCGCGCCGGATGCCAGCTTTGGCTCGACGCTTTTCCGCGCGGAATACCGGGTAGAAAAACGGGTTGGCGGCCATGTTTACCGTTCCAAACTCCTGAAACCGCGCATAGAACGCGTCGCCGCCGCCAGCGTAGATCTTGATTGCAATCCGATTGTATTTGCTGCCTCGAACCTGCCCGACCGTGATTGCGCCCTTGGGAACGTCCCCCCACGTCCAGCCGATGCTCTCAACAAGCTGAAGCGACGAACCTCGAGGTGCGAACGCCCTCATGAGCTTCACGATCTTGTCGGCCTCTTTCTCCAACTGCTTGACCAGCTCAAGGCGCACGATCAGCGGGACCGCCCTCATTTTTCGCTGGAACCCGGCTACATTCTTGACCAAGTTTCCTCCACAGAACCGGAAGGGGCGCACATGACGACAACCTATTGGATCATCGTAGCGGTGTGGCTGGTATCAGCGCTTTTCGCCGGAGCAATCGCTACAGGACGGGGGCGAGATGGCGCGATCTGGATGACGATCGGCTTCATTCTTGGGCCTCTAGCCATGATACCTCCGCTGATATTTGGGAAACCCGACTAGATCTCCACCATTGCGCCGACTGTGACGATGCCATGCGCTGTCACGCCGTCCTGGTCCAGGAATGCTTGCGTCGATCGCACGCGGATGAAAACGAGTGCGTAGGGGTCGGGCAGCGTCAAGTCGGCGTCATGCAGTGCATCCTTGACAGCCCCGGCAATTCGCTTTGCGGCGACGAGCCGGCCCTGCGAACGATCCCACACGTCGATCTGGAAGACGTGTTCTTCACCGTCGATGCATTGCTCGTCGTCTTCAATCTCCTGCGTCGGGCCGAACGACAGGTAAGGGAAGGTCGCATCCGAAGGCACATTGTCATAAATGCGATTATCCACCATCACGCCGACTGCGGCATCTGCGACGAGTGTCTCATAGATCAGCTTCTGCAGCTCCGCCGAGGCGCTCATGTCGCAACCCCGCTTTCGCAGAGGACTTCGATCCACTGTCGGCTGTCCTGCATCAGGTGCGCGGCGCGGACGTTGTAGATCTCACCCGTGCGCCTGTCCCGCATCCGGTAGCCTGTGGTGATCGACTTCGCAAGTTGGCTGGCGCGGATCGTCACGACAACCGGCTGTTTACCTGTCAAACGGCTTGCCATCACGCTCTCGCCGCCGCGCAGCCAATGGAAGTGCGCTCGACACGCCAGCGTCTCAGACCAGCCGCTTTCCGTGCCGCCGGAACCGTCTGGCGCCTGCGTCGGCTTGTCGAACGCAACTTTTTCTCGCAGAACGCCCGCATCCGGCTTCATACCCACAGCCTCCACGGATCGAGCATCGCGCGGATGCCAAACGGCATCTCACGGGTATCTGCGCCGCCTTGAAGCCCTGTGCGATTGTCGTCGTACCATTGCGCGGCCAGCATGCGCACCGCTTGCAGGATCGCTGCAGGAACATCCTCGTCTGTCGCGCCAAACCCAGCGACGAAATCGATCTTTACTACCGCTCGGTCGGGGCGCGGCGTCGGCCATGATTGGCCGTAGGCTGGGTAAACCTTGTTTGGAACACAAGTTGGTATCAGGCGATAGTCGGCAG